GATTATGATTTTGAAGGATCTAATCTTTCTAACATAATTGATGTATTAGCATACAATACTTACATCTCCTCATACAATGCTAACATGATTAGCAATGAGGTTTTCATAGATAGTGCTACTTTAAGAGAAAATGTAGTTGCATTAGCAAGAAATATAGGATATACACCCAGATCAAGGACTGCAGCAAAGGCAATAATCTCATTTTTTGTAGATACAACTGGTTTTACCACTAAACCTGTCACTCTAACCCTTAAAAAAGGCATAGTAACCACTTCTGCATCTGTTTTTGGATCAGAAAGTTACTCTTTTTGTATTCCAAGTGATATAACAGTACCTGTAGTTGACGGAATTGCTACTTTTAGTAATGTTACAATCTATGAAGGGACATTTTTAACCTCAAATTTCACTGTTACAGCAGATGTACCTGCTCCACCTTCAAGATATATCTTAGAAAACGCAAATATTGACACTTCTACCCTAGAAGTCACTATAAGAGAGACAGAATCAAGCACTTCTTCTAAAAAATACATATTTTCTGATACTTTAATTGAAGTTACCTCCTCTTCGAGAGTATATTTCATTCAAGAAATTGATGATCAGAGATATGAACTCATTTTTGGTGATGGAGTCTTTGGGGAAAAGTTAAAAGCACTGAATTATATTGAAGTTTCCTATATTACTAGCAGTGGAGAGGCAGCAAATGGAATTTCTTCCTTTAATTTTAATGGGAGATTAGTAGATAACAATAATAACCTTGTAAGTACAGGAATTTCTATACTTTCTACTGTAAATGAGTCTATTGGGGGTAAAGAAATTGAATCTGTAGACTCAATTAAGCGTTATGCCCCTAAAGTTTATTCTACTTACAATAGAGCAGTCACTGCAGGTGATTATGAGGCATTAGTTCCTAAAATTTACCCAGAAACTGAGTCAGTTTCTGTTTTTGGGGGTGAAGAATTGGTTCCTCCACAATACGGAAAGGTTTTTATCACTATAAAACCATTTTATGGTCCTTATGTGCCAGATTCTATCAAAAATAACCTCAATACTCTTTTAAGAAAGTATTCTGTTGCTGGAATTGTCACTGAAATCTTAGATTTGAAATATTTGTATATTGAAGCTCATATTAATGCTTATTATAATCCAAGTTTATCAGCAAATGCAGATGCTGTTAAAGCTGTGGTATCAAATAATATTACAACTTATGCAGATTCATCAGAAATGAATAAATATGGTGCGAAATTTAAATTTAGTAAATTTCAAACTGTTGTAGATAATAGTAATGATTCAATAACTTCAAATATCACTAAAATTGAAATTAGAAGAGATATGAAACCTGCGTTAAATCAAAATGCAGAATATGAACTTTGTTTTGGTAATTCTTTTTATGTAAAGAACATTGATGGATATAATATTAAATCATCAGGATTTAATATCTTTGGAATTGCAGATACTGTATATTTAAGTGATATTCCTAATTCTAATAAAAAAACTGGAAGGTTAATTCTGTTTTCATTGAAAGGGAGACTTAATCCTACAATTATTAGTAATAATGTTGGTACTGTTGACTATGGAAAGGGTGAAATACTAATTAAACCTATTAATATAGTGGGAACATCTAAAAATGTTCAAGATATTCCAATAATAGAAGTTTCTGGATGTCCTAGATCCAATGATGTTATTGGATTACAAGATTTATACTTACAATTAGATATAAACCATAGTACCATAGATATGGTTGTTGATAGTATTAGTTCTGGTGATAATACCTCAGGTACTCTTTATACAGCTACTTCAAGTTATATGGTTGGAGATATAGCTAGATTGACTGAAGATGAAAAGACAAATACAACCCTTTTATCCTCAGATACATATGTATTAGGATCTACTAATATGCCACAATCCGCTCCTATGGGTGGTACAGCTGCACAATCTTACTAATATCAATGTCAGAAAATACAAGAGTCAAAATTAGTTCAGTTGTAAAAAATCAACTGCCAGATTTCGTAAGAGCAGATTTTCCACTTGCTGGTGAATTTTTAGCACAATATTATACTGCTTTGGAGGGTCAAGGATCTACATTAGATGTTTTACAAAATATTGACAAATATATTAAAGTTGATGAATTAGCAGATTTGATAGAGTCTACAACTCTATCATCTAATGTAGGAATTGCTGATAATACTATATCTGTAAAATCTACTACTGGATTCCCAGATTCTTATGGATTGCTTGAAATAGATTCTGAAATTGTTACATATACTGGAATAACAACGAATTCTTTTACTGGATGTGCTAGAGGGTTTAGTGGTATTACAACTTACAAAAGTTCATCTAAATCGGATGAACTTCTTTTTTCTCAATCGGGAATTTCTACGCATTCTTCTGGAACTGTAGTTAATAACTTAAGTATTAGATTTTTACAAGAATTTTATAAAAAAGTTAAATCTCAAATTACTCCAGGATTTGAAGAAAGAACATTAGATTCAGATATTGACAAAAGATTATTTGTTAAACAGTCAAAAGATTTTTATTCATCTAAAGGTACTGATCAATCATTTGAAATTTTATTTAGAGCTTTATATGGAGAAGATGTTGAAGTAATAAAACCACGTGATTATCTTTTTATTCCTTCTGATGCTAATTATAAAGTTTCAAAGCAAATTGTAGTAGAATCTCTTGAAGGAGATCCTTCAGATTTAGTTAATAGAAACTTATTTCAAGATAATGTTTATGGATTGCCTAAAGCTAATGGATCTATTAGTGCTGTAGAAAAGATAGTAAGAGGGGAAAATACATATTATAGAATAAGTTTAGATTATAATAAAAAAGATGATAGATTGAGTGGAGAATTTTCAATACATCCTAATACTAAATTAGTAGATTCTGTTTCTGTTGGTTCTACTGTTTTATCTGTAGATTCTACTGTAGGATTTGGTACTACTGGAACTTTAATTGCTAGTTATGAAGATGGAACCTTTAATTCTATAACATATGATTCTAAGTCTTTAACACAATTTTTTGGATGTAGTGGAGTAGATAAATCTCTTTCTCCTACTCAAGATTTAAGATTAGATGCTTTTGCTTATGGTTATTCTGGTGTGGGAACTGCCAATGTAGTAAAAGTTAGAGTAACTGGAGTTTTAGCAGATTTAAATGTAGAATTTGATACTACTTATTATAATGAACCTGGTAGTGTTATAGAACCTAAAGGTTTGGGTTCTATTTCTAATAATAAAGTAACTGATAATTTATTTACTAATATTTCTGTTACATATAATGTAGAATCTATAGAATTAGTAGACTCTTCAAACTTTACTTATAAATTAAATTTAGATAATGAACATAATTTTATTGTAGGAGATAATGCTCTTATTAATAGCGTTGCCTGTGATATTATTTCTCTTATTAGTTCTAAGGAAATTTTAATAAAAGGATCTGGTGAATTAAATCCTAATGTAAATTATAGAATTCAAAGATTATTATCTAAAGCTAATTTAAGTAATTATCCAGAATCTAATATTTACACTACTAATATTCAAAATTCTTATGTAGCAGGTTTGGATGATGAAGATGTATATATCACTTCTCCTTCTCTTCCAAGTTATTTTAAGGATGCTTTAGATATTAGAGAAACTTCTCTTACATTTTCTGGTACATTTGAAGAAAGTACAGAAATATCTATTCTTAATCATGGATTATTAACTGGAGAAAGAATAATTTATGTTCCTGGTGATGGTGATAATAAATTAGATATTGTTGCTGGAGAATATTTTGTTCAAAAAATTGATATTAATACTTTTAAAATTTCTAAGAGTAGTGCTAATATTTCTAATGAAATATACGTTTCTTTTTCTGGAACTGTAACTAACAATAAGTTTGAACTTTCACCTTTTAGTGGAAAAAAAATATCATCTCAAAAATTAATAAGAAAGATTAAAAATCCAGTTTCTACTCTTTCTAATAAATTAACACCATCAGGAAAAACTGGTATTTTAGTAAATGGAGTTGAGATACTTAATTATAAGTCAAATGACGTTGTTTATTATGGACCCATTGAAGAAATTTCAGTTACTAGTGGTGGAGATAATTATGATGTATTAAATCCTCCTATTTTATCTATTACAGATTCTACTGGAGTAGGAGTATCAGCTTATTGTGAAGTTCAAGGTTCCGTAGAAAGAATTGATGTTATAGATAAGGGATTTGATTATATTGATACTCCTACTATAAAAATAACAGGAGGAAATGGAACTGGATGTAGAGCTTATCCTAACTTGATTATGAGCAATCATTCTTTAACATTTGATTCTACATCTACTGGAGGATATGTTAATCTTACTAATAATACAATAGGATTCTCAACTTATCATAAATTTAGAGATGGGGAACTTGTAACTTATATTACGGACACTCAAACTGCTATAGCAGGTTTAACTACTAATGCATCTTATTATTGCTGTATTAAGGACTCAACTACTGTCTCATTACATAATAAGCGTACAGAAGCAATTGCAGGAGTTTCTTCTGTTGCACTTACCGCTTATGGTGCTGGTATTCAAGAATTAAAATGTGCTAATCAAAAAAGAATATTAAATTCTATAAGTATTGGAAGTTCTGGTTCTGGTTATACTAATAGATTAACTTCTACTACTTTTTCTGGAATTAATACTGCTACCAATACAATTAATATCCCTAATCATGGATATAAAAGTGGAGAATTAATAAGATATGATAATAAGTCTACTCCTATTATTGGATTATCTACTTTAACAAATTATTACGTAACAGAAATAGATGGAGGATCATTTAAATTATCCTCTGTTGGAGTAGGATCTACTCCAGCTAATTTTTATATGAGAAATAAGAAATATGTAGATTTACTTTCTAGTGGTTCTGGAATACATGAATTTAATTATCCTCCTGTTGAAGTATCAGTAGTTGGAAATATAGGTGTTTCAACTCTTTCTGGTCAAGATTTTAATGCATCAGTAAGACCTGTAGTAAGAGGATCTATTGAATCTGTATATATTAATGAAGGTGGAGTTGGTTATGGATCTTCTGATATAATCAATTATAATAGACAACCTACGTTTGAATTAAAGAATGGTAAAAATGCTCAATTAATTCCAATAATAAGTGTTGAAGGTAATTTGACTGAAGTTATAGTATTAAACTCAGGAGTAGAATATAATTCTCCTCCAGATCTAAAAGTAGAAGGAACTGGTAAAGGAACTAAAATTATTCCTATTTTAAAAGAAGGTAAAATAGAATCTGTTAAAATAATTAATGCTGGTGTAGGTCATACATCAACAGATGCTACTATAAAAGTAACATCTAACGGAAGTGGTGCTAATTTGTATTTTAATCCCAAATCTTGGACTATTAACAACGTAGAAAAATTAATCCAAAATAATCAAATTACAACTGATGATGGAATTGTTAGTACAGGATTGAACCCTGAATATGGACTTCAATATTCTCATTTATATTCTCCTAGAAAATTAAGACAATCTGTATATGTGAAGAAAGCTATAGGTGATAAAGAAGTTTTTGTCCCTGATTTATCTTTAGAAAATGACATTGAGAAAGATTCTGTTATTCATTCTCCTATTATTGGATGGTCTTATGATGGATGTCCAATTTATGGTCCTTATGGATATACCAATGCTTCTGGTGGTCCAATTAAAATTTTAGAATCTGGATATTCTCCTTCTATATCTTCAATTAGACCAAATCCTCTCACTTCTAATGGTGATATGATTTACAGTGAAGGATTTTTTGTAGAAGATTATACATATTCTGATGATAGTGATTTAGATGAGCATAATGGTAGATTCTGTAAAACTCCAGAATATCCTAATGGAGTGTATGCTTATTTTTCTTTAATTAATCCAAATTTCCGAGATTCTGAAGGAGTATTTAAAAATTATAGAAAACCACAATTCCCATACTTTATAGGTAATTCATTTAAATATGAACCTATAGAATATAATTTTGATTATAAATCAAATCAAGATTTGGTGGATTTGAATAAAACAAATCTAGTCAGAAATACTTCTCCATATAATTTCCTTTTAAAGGATAGTGCTTATGATTTCTTAGTAGATCCTAGCGATATTCGTAAACAAAAGACATTTATTGAAAATACTACTACTGGTAAGGTGGATTCAATTGGAATTCATACTGGAGGATCAGGTTATAAAGTTAATGATGAAATAGTTTTTGAAGATGCTGGTTCTAGTGGTTATGGAGCTAAAGCTAAAGTTAAATTTATTGATGGAAGAGTTATAAGTAATATTAGTGTAGCTACAACAGAATTTTCAAATATAGAATTTATATCAGGAAGTAATTCTAGATATGTTGGATATTCCACTATTCCTCATAATTTTTATCATAGAGAATCAATTTATATTTCTGGTTTAAGTACCAGTGGTATAACAAATAATTCTATAATAAGTGTTGGAGTGGATACAAGTACATTTAGATTATTCAATGAAGTAGGTACTTCTGCTGCTACTGGTATAATAACTTATTTTAATATAAATGGCGGTATAACTTTTCCTCTTATCAGATCTAATGATATTTTGGGTATAGGAACAGAAAAAGTAAAAGTATTGAATGTAGATAGTGAGTTATCTAGAATTAGAGTAATTAGAGAATATGAATCTACAACTGGAACTTCTCATACAGCAAGTACTAAACTTGTACAAAATCCAAGATCCTTTACTTTTTATAATAATTCAAAGATTAAAAAATCATCAAAACTTAATAAAGAATTATACTTCAATCCATCAGAATCTATTGGATTGGGAACAATATCTGGTGTAGGAATTGGATCAACATTATCCTTCTCAAATCCAGGTACTGGAATAAGTGAAATATTCATTCCTACTAAAGCACTTTACTTTAAAAATCATGGATTATTAACTGGAGATGCTTTAACTTATAGCACTAATGCAGGAGCTGCTGTATCAGTTTCTACTGATGGAGTTGATGGATTTGCTCTTACTCAGGGTCAAACAGTATATGCCGCTAGATTAAGTAATGATTTAATAGGAATTTCTACAGCACAAGTTGGATTGGGTTCCACTGGTTCTTTTGTAGGTATTAATAGTACCACTACAGTTTCTACATTATATTTTATTGGAGTAGGTACTGGAGTTTATCATAGTCTAAAAACTAATTATTCTAATACTTTAACAGGATCATTGAGTAGGTCTATGGTTACTGTATCAACTTCTTCTACCCATAGTCTCAAATCTGAAGATCAAGTTATATTAAATGTTTCTCCAGGTATAACCACTACTATAAAAGTTGCTTATAATGATTATAATAGAAGAATAGTAATTGATCCTAGAAATTTTGCTTCTGGTGATGTTACTGTTGGTAATAATAGTATTACTATTTCTAGACATGGATATAGTAATGGACAAAAGGTTATTCATACTGCAGATACTTCTTCTGGAGGATTGATAGATAATGGAATTTATTATGCATCTGTGGTAGATGAAAATTCTATTCAATTATGTAATACTTACTATGATGCTATAAATTTAAATCCTAAAGTAATTGATATTACTAGTGCTTCTGCTGGAACTATATCTCCAATTAATCCCCCTATACTTACAGAGAAAAATTTAAAGATAAATTTTGATCTATCAGATTCTTCTTTAGCATTTACTAATAATGAAGTTTCATATAGTGCATTTGATTTCAATTTATATGAAGATCCAAATCTTAACAATATTTTTGTTACATCTGGTAAGACTGATGATTTTAATGTTGTTAAATCTGGCAGAATTGGTATAGATGCAAATGCTAATCTTACAGTTAAAAATGTTAAAGAAATTGATAAAGCTTTATATTATAATTTAATACCTATAAACAAAGTTTTAAATACATCAGTTAAATTAGAAATTGTAAGGGATAATGAAAATATTAATAGGAGTAATTCTATAAATCTTTATTCAAGTCCTTTAAATGGATTGAAAAATATAGTAGGTTTAGGTTCTACTACATTTTCATTTGTATCTCCAGTTTCTCCTCAAAAATTAGAATATACATCAGCTGATGGAGAGTTTTCTTATATTACTAATTCTTCCTCAGTTGAAGGTCCTATATCAAAGATTGAAATTGAAGATGGAGGATTTGAATATAGAACTTTACCAGGAATATCCACTATTATAACAAAGAGTGGAAAAAATGCAATTTTAGAAACAAAAGGAAGAAATATAGGTAAAATAAGTAAAAATATTATTGAAGATATTGGATTTGATTATCCAGTAGATAGAACTTTAAGACCTGAAGCCAATGTACCTCAGTTAATAAAAGTAGATTTACTTACTTCATTGGATTATGTCGGAATTAGTTCTGTAGGTAAAAATTACTTAGAATCTCCAGGTTTAGTTCTTTTAGATGGATTAACTAATAAAGTTGTTGATGATATTGAATTAGATTATGAAATAGGAGATACTCAAGTTAGTATCTTAAGAAATACTAAAACTTTGAATAACGTTACTCCTAAAATAATTCCTATTAGTAATTCCAATGGTTATACTATTAATAATATTGATTATGATAGTGGAGCAAAAAATGTAACTATAACTATTGGAGCAAGTTTTAGTGATGCTGCAGATTATCCATTTGAGGTGGGTAAGAAGGTAATGATTGAAGGTGCTAGTGTTGGGGTTGGAAGTACTGGAAAGGGATTTAATAGTGAAAATTATAATTATACTTTATTTGAAATTTTAGAAACAGATCCTAATATTGGAGGATCTTTAGGAACAGTAAGATATAGTTTATCTAATATTATTGGAGAGGGTGAAATTCCAGGAACATTTAAATCAAATCTTTCATCAGCTAAAATTATAGCAGAAGAAGATTTCCCAATATTTGATCCTCATTTAAAAGTTGATGATTTTGAAAAAGGAGAAAATGGAGTTTCTGGAAATAAAACTGGGATTATACAATCATGGAATAATAATTATGGTTATATTAGAATATCTTCTACACAAGATTTTGAAATTGGAGATGATTTTATAGGTCAATCTTCAGGAACTCAAGGAAAAATAACAGAAGTTATTTTAGATAATTCTTTATATGAAATAGGATCTTCTTCTATTGTAGTTGAAGGATTCCAAAAAAATACTGGATTTTTAAATGATAATTTACAAAGAGTTTTTGATAGTGATTATTATCAATATTTCTCATATTCTTTGAAATCTGAAGTTGAATTTGAAAAATGGAATGAACCAGTATCTACATTAAATCATACTGGTGGATTTAAAAAATTTAGTGATTTAGTTCTTAGAAGTGAAAAGGATGTTGGTATATCTACTGTTCAGACAGAAACTACTTTTGAAGTAGTTAATGACCTAATTTCATTAATGGATTTAAATACTGTATTTGATTTTGATCTTGTCACTGAAAAAACATTGGAAATAGATTCATCTATTATTTCTGATGAAATAGTTTTTGAATCTAGAATCTTGCAAGATTATAATGAATCTATAGGTAATAGAGTATTGACTGTAGATGATATTAGTAGTGAATTTAATAATAATGCCAGAACAGACGCATTTATGTCTGTTGATAGTTTCACATTAGCAAGTGTAAGATATAGAAAATATCTTACTTTTATTAGAGATAAGAGATATACTAAAGAAAGACAAATACTTTTGGTATCTGCTCTTCATGATGATAGTGGTAATATTTTCTTAAACCAGTATGGTAGAGTTGAAACTAACACTGACCTTGGTGAATTTGGTGGAGATTTGGGTTCATATGATATGGACATTGCTGGTGATGATGGAAGACTCTTATTCTATCCTAAAAAATTCAAATATAATAATTATGATGTTTCCAATGTAGCATTTAATATTTCTGATAGTGTTGCTGGAGTTGGATCTACTGGATTGGGTGGTATAGTTAATATTGTAAGTAGTACTACAACTATACCTTTAGGAATTACTACACAGCATAGTATTGTTTCTTTTGCTACCACTTATAGAGGATCTAAGATTTTAGTAGCATATGCTGCTAGCGATGCTTCATACTGGGAACATGATGAAATAACTTTGGTTCATGATGGCACAAATGTAGATCTTATTGAATATGGACAATTATCTACAGGTAATGTAGGAAGTGCATCTGGTGAGCCTGGTCTTGGAACTTATAGTGCTTATATTGCTGGTTCTAGAGTTCATTTAGATCTCCATCCCACAGTATCCACTGCAAGCACATATGTTGCTAATACAGTTCATGTTGACTTTGGAAACGCTTCATCTGCTGGAGTTGGTACTACATCACTAAACACTTCTAATTTAGATTCTAGATATACTGCTATAACTGCTAGTGGTTCTCCTTCTGCTACTACAGTAGCACAGTATGAAACTGAGACATTTAATGGTGCTTATTATGTTGTATGTGTAGAAGATACTACTAATAGTCATTATCAGATATCAGAAGTCATAGTAGTTGATGATGGCACTACTTCTTATATAACAGAATATGCTATAAACCAAACTGTAACCAATCTTGGTGATTTTGGTGCTGCTATTTCTGG